CTGTTACTTCTACCCACCCGATTTGAGCAGCATCAGAACCAGAAACTTCATATTTATCACGAAGAATCATTGGCTTGTTAGTAAAGCTTTTAAATTCTGGTTGAAGAACACCAAAAGTGCTGTCGTTACCACCTTTAGCAAATTCTGAACCAAATACAAAAAGCGATGCAGCATCAGCAGTAGTCACAAGACCAGCAGATACAAGACCAGTTGAGTTAGTATAACATTTTACTTTTATAGATGTAGCTGTAGTATCATCTTCTGTTACATAAGCACGAGCTTCGTCAGTACCGTCAGTAATAACAATCATGTTACCAGTTCTGATAGCGTGCCCAGATGGAAGACCTGTAATAGTGTTAACACCTGAAGCGTCAGCTCCTACAGTTAATGTATCATATGCTAAGTGCAAACGACCTTGCTCAGACCATACAACTTGGTCAGAAGACATTGGCATTTCGGCACCTACCATACGTAGGAATCCAGAAACAGAACGATTTCCGTAACGCTCTACTTCTTGCTCATATAATTCAGGCAAATATTGTTGTGCCCAACCTGCAGTCGCTGTAGATGTAAAATCTACATAAGCTGTAGGGATTGTTTGTTTAGTTGGCGCAGGCACTGCATTTAAATTAGCACCAGCGCTTGGAGTATTTACTGCCATTTTTTAATTTTTAATAGTTTTTTAGTTTCATTTTTAATTTAGAAGTGTCTTGCCCTACTACTCTTGCCTTAAAACTACCATCATTATTAGCTTTATTATGAACCCCTCTCGGATCCATACTAATATTTTTAGAAGATTTAACACTCTGTTTAAGCGCGTCTGCACGCCCTTGCTCATAAAAGTGATTTGCAATTGCATCAGGGTTCATAGCTGTAAATAAAGATTTATGATAACCTTTAGCGTCACTCATAACATTATCTTCATTAAGAAACTTCTTAATAAAATTATTTATGTCACTTTGAGTTGTTTTAACTTCATCTACATTTTTAACATTAAAACGATATTTTTTATCACCGACATTATATTCAAAACCTTTGAATTGATCGTTAAAAACCTTTGTGGTTTTTTCTAAAAATATATTTTTCTGTTGTTCTGCTACTTTTGTTGACTCTTCAGTCTCTTTATTATAGCGGTTAAAAAAGTCAATAGCCTTCTGTTGGTCAGCTGTTAATTTTGAACCCGCTTTAATTTCTTCATAATATTGATTTTTCAATCCTTCTAAAGATTGGCGTGCTTTTGCCGCCTCTTCTTTAAAACGTAATTTCTTACGTTTAATATCGCGCTCATCATCAACGTCTTCGTCAAATGAAAAGCTATCTTCAATTAAAAAATCAATTTCATCCGCAGATAAATGCGGTTTGTTTTGTTTATAATAATCACGAAGCAATGCCATATCGTCTACATTTGAGTAGTCTTTATTCAATGCTACATAATCTTCCAGTGTACCTCCAGTTTCATTTATGAAGTCTACAACTTTTTGTATATTTTCCGGAAGCTCAACACCAGAATCTTGCTGCTCTTGAATAGCTTCTTTAACTTCACTAGCTAATTCTTGTGCTTCGTCTTGTATGTTTTCTTCCGTAGTTTGTTCTTCAGTAATTTCTTCTAAAACTACTTCTTCTTCTTTTTCTTCGGTAAATTCTTCGGAATCCCGTACTTCTTCTGCCACTTCTTGGCTAGCTTCGGGTTCGTCGCGAACAGGAACCTCATCTGCGCTTTGCTCTTGAACGGCATTTTCTTCTATTTGTTGTTGTTCTTGCGGTGGTTGACGTAAATCAACTTTATAAACACCATCTTCAAATACGGCACCTGCTTTTTCTTGCACCGCTTGTTCTTTTTCTTGAATTGAAGCTTCTTCGGTTTCTACCGCTTTGACTTCTACATTTTCAGCCATAATAAAATATTATAAGATTATACACTATACATTACCTAGGTTCGAAAGAACCTAAGTCAAAATCACCACTAAGTATATCATTACCTGCTGATTCGAATGATTTGGGTGGTAGATTATTTTTTCTTTGATCAATTAGTTCGCTTTGCTGAGATGCTTGTAATTTAGTACGCTCATCTTTGCGATCTTCTTTTTCTTTAATTGTTTGTTTTTGTGCATCAACTTCAATACCCTTTAGTTGCATGTTCATTTGGAATTCTAACTGCATTAGGTCTTTCTTAAGTTGTGCTTCTTGCATTAATCGCTGCATATCAAGCTGAGATTCGATTTGTTTAAGCTCTGCTTTTTGTGCTGTTAATGCTTGTTGTTTTTGTACTTCAGCTTGCGCGGCAACTTGCTGTGATTGTGCATTTGCTTGTGCTTGCATTTGAATATTCTGCTGCTGTATTGCTTGGTCACGCTCTTGTTTTTTACGTCTGCGTATTTTAAGCATTTGATTTGCTAGCTGAATATTTTTAATTTCACGAAGATCAATCGCGTCTTCTAAATCAATAAGCCCAGCTGACAATGCTGTTTGAATATTGTTTTCAAGCATTTGCTTCTCTTCTTCGTCTGGCATTAAATCAATAAATATACCAAAATCGTGAATGTGCAATTCTTTTAATTCCTCTAGCGTTGCTACGTTGTGTACACCTATAGATTGAATGAATGCGTCACGAGCAGGTGAATATTCAATAACATCAGAAACGCGTAGTGATATTTTTTCTGCAGTTTCAGCAGCTAAGAATAACCCTGCGTTTAATATATGTCTTGTAGCGGTGTTCGAATTTGCTGCTGCAATTTTTTGAATACCAACAAGTGCTCTACTATCTGGTGTACTACCGTCTCTGGCTTCATTTAGCCCAGTAGCGTCACGCATCATTTGCAAGTAATAGTTATACGTGCTTATCAATGATGAAATTTTATTACCACCAGAGCCTGCAGATATTTGTTGGATTGGCACTTTGCCAGGATTCATATCGCCATCTGACGTAAATGATCTACCAATTACAGATCCTGTTTGGAAGAACATATTAAGTGCTTCTTGCGGGCTATAATTTGTACCATTACCTAAATCAATTTCAGCTAAGCCGTCCGCGTCTAAATAAACACCGTCAGGTACAATTTTAGATAATACTTGTTGAAGTTTTAAATGTGTTAGCTGAATCATATCAGCAAAACCAGTAATTCTACTCACTAAAGACTCGATACGCCCTTGGTACATACGTGGCGCTACAACAGAGTAATTCATTTTTACTTTGTTAGCATCGCTTTTTGGTCGCATCATATTTTTAGATAGCTCCCATTTTAATAACATATTAGCACCAGGCACATATACGCCCTCATATAATACTTCGATGTTTGTAGCTATTCTTTCAAATCTAGCCCTAGAATCTTTTGGCGGATTAAACGAATCGTCTTTTTTAATTGCTTTACTAGCTCCTGTAGCTGTTTCTTTAATTTTATAAACTTCGTTGTGGAAAGTTTTGTAATTAAAATATAATACGTCGACCGTGTTAGCGTCGTGCTTATTAGCTATAGGATTGTATCTATTATATATTCTATAATTAGAATACCCTTCAGACGAAAGCTTTTCTAAATCTTCGTTTGAAATATTAGGAAACTCTTTCTTTAATTCGTTTATTGGTATTGTTTTTACTTCACCTATATAATATATATCTTCGTAATATGGTGATTCTGTATATGAATGCACAATATTTGCGGGGTCTACATATTCAATCTTAATACCATCTGAATTGTTATATGTAGTTTTTGAAGCGGCTGTACCTAAAACAGCAAGATCGTAATATAATTGTTTTTTAATTAATTCGTATCTGTTTTTATTAAAGGTAACATTAATAGCTTCTTCTTCTGCAATCTCAATAGCTTGTTTGTAGTTAAGCTGCATATGTAACTGCAACTCTTCTTCGTTAGCTGGCAATTCTGGTATACTGCTTTCTCGCAAATTAATACCAAAATTTTGAGCGGCAAAGTTATCAAGTTCTTTAGTTTCCATATCACGCAGTATACTTTCCATATACTGTGTGCGTTTGTCTACACCAAAAGGATCTTGAGAATATGCCTTAATATCGTAAGTACGATTAGCCATACCGTTTACTACAATATCAACAAATTTTGGGATAATAGGTACAGGTTTCCAATCTAAATTAAGGTAAGACATGTCACCGTTGATAGACAACTCATCTTTATATTTTTGAACTGATTGCTCTCCTCGCGCATACAAACGTAAATTGTGATACGCATTTTGATTTACATAAAATCTATTAGTAGCTGCGTCTCTTTTAAACCATTCGTTTTCAATAGCGCGTGCTATTTCAAGCCCATATTCAGGACTTGCTTTTTCTACGTCGCTAACTGTTTGGCTAGGAAAATAACTTTTTACAACTGACTCAGCCATAATTTTTTATTATTTTAGATTGTGAACCATCGTTTTTATATCGTGCGATGTTCAGATTAAGCTTTAATTTTGTTTTTTCTTGATTGGGAGCGTATAAGTTTTTATTGCAAGCCATAATAGCTAGACCAGAACTAATAGCAGCATCAAATTTAGTACGTTTATTTATATCAAATTTTGCCCAATCATTTAGTGTATTATTAAAATACATATTGCCATATTGATTGTCTTCTAAGATACCAACATGTTTTTGAATATACGATTCTATTGCGGCAGCGTGTGCTTGCCGTATGTCTTCAGAAGAGTTAGGGATACCACCAATTTCTTTTTCCGTAACAGATAGCTTATTTCTAGCTCTGTCAGGTCTATTCATTGAAAATCCACGATAACCTCTTCTTCTTAAATAATACAATAATCTAGGTTTATTATTTTCTGCAAGTAATGGCATACCATAAAATACAAGTGCCATTAGTACATCTTCAAAAAACATTTCAGCAGTTTGTGGTCTTGCTACGTATTCTAAAAAAAACATATTAGCAGGAGCGTCTTCCATACTAAATTTTGTTAATCCGTGCAATGCTCCCTTTGATCCTTGCCCGTCGGTTGTTCCAGATATATCATATGAGTCACATCCAAATGCTCCCATATGTTCGTTGCCTGGATACTTAACACCATTCTTTTCTATTACACGGTTTTGCAAGTTTGCAGGTGGTACCCAGCTGACTTTAAATCTTCCGTTCGGGTTTGGACTAAAAATAACTTTGCTATCTTGTATGCCGTTTTCCCAGTTAAAGCTTCCGACTGTAACGCCAGCTAAGCTTTCAATATCGTCATTATAATCTATTTGTTCGTATATACGCGCTAGATTAAATATACTATTTTTTGTTTCATCTCTGAAAGCATGCTCTTCAGTACGCGGAAACTGTCTGTAATATTCGTTTAAGCCGTCCTGGTCGCCTTTTAAACCGTCAACCTCATTATCCCAGTGCTCAATAACTCCAACGTCTATAACGTCGCCGTATGGCCCCTCAACTGGTTCTTTTGGCGTATCAAAGACAGGGTGTCCATAAGAATCAATGAATCCTTCGTAATTCCATTCCATAGGTATGAACAAAGAATATAATCCTGAGCGAGTCTGTCCATTGCGGTTTCTTTTTGTAACGTCTGAATCATTGTACAATTTTTTAAAGTTTTCACCACCTTTATCTAAAGCGTTTGATGTTGAACCCATCATACACTTACCAATAACTCTGCTACCTAGCCTTAACGTTGTTTTAGTTACACGCCAGTTGTTTAATATATTGTCTGGCTTTTCCCACTTACCAGATTCGTCGTGTACTAACAGTTTTAGTTTTTCACCATCATAACTGTTATCACCTGTGTTTTTCCAGTCAATAGTTGTATCTAGACCTTCGAGCTCTTCTCTTTGCTCGCCTGATTGTATAGACTTTCTTGTTAACTTAGACGCTGGAACTCTATACGCTAATTCTGTTTTTGGACGGTCCATACCGTCTTGTATTGGTTTAAAGAAAAAAGGATAGTTTATTGAAATTGGTACAACCTTATCTGTAAACATTTTTTTCGCATCCCCACCAGATTTGGACAATATCCCAAACCGTGCGTCGCTTGATATTGTAGCCCAGTTAACGGTTTCAGCTGATGCCATAAACGAAAAACCTGAACGTCTGTTTTTGAGATAGCACATTCCATAACTTCTGGAGTCTGCTTTGCAAGCTTCCCAGAAAATGAAGAAAAGTCTGTTTGCTTCTCTAAACTCTGGTGCCCCAACATCAATCTTGGTCCACTGCAGGTACATGTAATTAGTACCAGTAATGTAAGTAGCCACATCTTTATTATAGAACCAATGGCCTTCTTCACGTCTTCTGAATTCTTCATCTATATATGGTTCCCATATTTCTTGGAATTCTTCTGGATAATTCTTCCAATCAAATATGGTTTTTATTTTACTTAGCTCTTTTGGATAATCGGCTTTAACCCATTTATTCTCCCCTTTAACTAATTTAGTTGGGGCTGGCGGTAATGCTATCTTAAGGTTTTGTATTTCGTATACTTCACCTATTTGCCCGGTTTTACTTATAACAACAATATCCTCTTCTTTGTCATAACCGTATTTCCACCGCTTAGCTTTGTTAAATCGCTTTAGCTTGTTTATTTTAATAGGCTCTATAACCTTATATAAAGTTTGCTGATACATTACTTACTTCTTTTTTCAGCAAAGCCTTTAAACGCTTCTTTTTTTTCTTCGCGTGGTTTATTCTCTAAAACCGCTTTTTCTTCTTGTATGCGGTTTAATATTTCAAAGGCATCAAATATGGCGAGCTTTTTGGTAGCCGCGGCATTTTTTAATCTATCAGCAGACACATCATCTTCCGTATTGGTGATGATTTTTTCTTCAGCTACTTTAATTAGCTCATCAACTGCTTTGTAGCCAGCTTGGATTATACTCGACTTCGTCTCCTTGATATTCATATTTAATTGAAATTGAATTGGTAGGCACACGATACATTCTTTCTTTATCTACAATAAATTCGTATTCACTCGATGGTGTAAACCCAATC